CTGCCCACGCCCAAGCAATACCGGCTGAGGCACTATCCGCCTTCGAGACCCGATCGCCCCGAGCAGGGGCCAGCGAGCACCACGAATCTACCACACCCCCTCGCCAGCGCCTAGGTAGGCCCCCCCCCGCAACTTTTCGCCCCTGCCCTGTCTGTCGCCCCCCGTGCGGTAGCCTTGACTCACGGGAGGGCTGTGGCGGAATGACGAAGACGAGCACGGAGTGGTTGCGCGACGGAGTCGACGCGGATGCGTAAGTGGGTGACATCCGAGCAACTGCCGGCCGAGAAGGATCCCACTCTCGGCGTCCTGAAGGTCTTCGCCGCTCCCGTTGACATTCCCGTCGGTGATGCCCGGCTCGCCAGATTCCGGATCACGACTGGTGATGCAGATCGCCAGCGTGACATCGTTGATCCGGCAGGCTGGGATGTCGGAGATTTTGTCCGTGGGGGCGGGCCGATTATGTGGGTGCATGACTACTCCATGCCGCCAATCGGTCGCTCCGTAAAGTTGGATCGCGACGAGACCGGGATGTCCGCCACCATCGACTTCGCGCCCCCTGATGTGTATTGCTTCGCTGACACGATCTACCGACTGGTCAAGGGCGGATATATCAACGCAACCTCCGTCGGCTTCCAGCCAGTTGAGTGGACCTATGACGAGGAGCGGCGGGGCATAAACTTCAAGCGGCAGACGCTGCTCGAGGTGAGCCTCTGCCCCATCCCAATGAATCCGCAATGCCTCATCGAGGCCCGCGCTGCCGGCATCGACGTGGAGCCCCTCCGCGAGTGGGCCGCCAAGACACTGGAGTCCTTGGGGCCTGGGGTACACCCCGAGGCGCCGAGTTTCGTCAGTGCCACTTTCGACTTCGGGGGCATGCATCGCACCTACTCCTTCCCGTCCAGCAACGCCACGTTGGTAGCGCGTCTAACGCCCGAACCCGTGCCAGTCGCGCAGCCGACCTCAGCGGCGTCACGTGTCGCCAAGCAAGAGCACGACCCCGCCGACTGCGACGAGCGCGATTGCCCCATGGCCGGCAAGGACGGGGCCGACGCGGAGGACTGCCCACGTGCGGACTGCCCCATGCAGAAGAGCCTCCGGAAGGGGATGAGTCCGCCGAGCCCATCCGGCTACGGGATGGCAGAGGAAAGCGTGGCGTGGTCGGCCCCTGCGCTCGCCGACTTCACTGATTCGCAGTGGGGCGACCTGGACGACGCTGAGAAGCGCCGCATCGCGCGCCACTTCGCGTGGGTCGCGACCATGCCCCCTGAGTCGTTTGGCGACATGAAGCTCCCCCATCACCGTGCCAGTGACGGCGACGTCGTGTGGGGCGGGGTGCGCGCCGCGATGGGGGCGCTGATGGGCGGTCGGGGCGGGGTGAATCTGCCTGAGGAAGATCGCAGCAAGGTCTATCGCCACCTGAAATCGCACTACGCTGAGTGGGATAAGGACGCGCCGGAGATGCGCGCCTACACACCGGAGGAGATCGTGGCGATGTTCGAGTCTGTCTCGGTGCCTCCTGTTAAGACGGCCCCAGCGCAACAGCCTGACATTCAACCGGTACATGGCGATCCCGTCATCGCCCGCCTGCACCTCGGCGACGTGATCGAGATCGCCGATGTCATCGACATCGACCTGGAGGACATTGCGACGGACGACGAGGATCTGAGCGAGGCCGATGTAGTCGCGGCTCTCCGCGCCGTGCTGCCGGCCCTGGTGGACCAGAGTGTGCGGCGGGCCGTGCGGACCGCGCGCGGGGCGCTGGAGTAACGATGTTCGACCCAACCCAGGAGGAATGACGGCGATGAAGATCGAGGAACTCAAGACGATCATCAAGGATCTGTGCGGCCCGCTCGTGGCCGAGGCGGTGGACGCCTCCGTCAAGGCCCAAGTGGACCCGATCCGGGCGGAGCAGACTGGGCTCTTCACGCGCATGTTGGCGGGCGTGAGCCAGCCGGCGGTGGTGAAGGAGGTTCCCTTCGCCGAGAAGGGGCTCGCGCTGGCCCGCTGCATCCGGGCCACGGCGGCGTCGAAGATGCGTGGCGCGGGGGTGGATGGCGCGATCCAGATCCTCCGAGGGTGGGGGAACGAAGACCTCGCCGACGCATGGGGCGACGCGCGCCAGAAGGCAATGGCGGCGGGCGATGCGACGGCGGGCGGCTTCCTCGTGCCGACGCAGTTCAGTTCGGAAGTGATCGAGTATCTGAGGGCGCGCGCCGTGGTGCGCCGCTTGAATGCGCGCACGATCCCGGTCCCGACCGGCACGCTGAAGGTGCCGAAGCTCAGCGGCGGGGCGACGGCCTACTACATCGGGGAAAACACGAACGCGACGAAGTCGGAGCCGACCACGGGCCAGCTCACGCTGACCTTTAAAAAGCTCGTCACGCTGGTGCCGATGAGCAATGACCTCCTGCGGTACAACTCGGTTGGGGCCGACGCCATGGTGCGTGACGACGTGGTCAACGCCATGCGGGTGCGTGAGGACAGCGCGTTCATTCGCGACCAGGGCACCGACAGCACGCCGAAGGGCCTGCGGTACTGGGCGCACGCGAACAACGTGATCACGGCGAACGGGACCGTGAGCGTGCAGAACACCTTCACCGACCTCGGCAAGCTGATCCAGAAGCTGCTCGAGGCCGACATCCCCATGATCTCGCCGGGGTGGATCTTGGCCCCGCGGATTGAGGTTTATCTGAGGACCCTGCTCTACTCCTCGACGGGCATCCCCGTCTTTCGTGACGAGATGGCGCAGGGGCGGATCATGGGCTACCCCTATGCGTCCACCACGAGCATCCCGACGAACCTGGATACCTCGGGTGCCGGGAGCAATGACGAGTCCGAGATCTACCTCGTCGACTTCGCCCAGGCGTTGATCGGGGAGTCGATGAACCTGCTCGTGGATGCGTCGCAGGAGGCGGCCTACCACGACGGATCGAGCGTGATCGCCGCGTACTCGCAGGATCAGACGGTGGTCCGTGCGATTGCTGAGCACGACTTCGGGCTGCGCCATGACAAGGCGGTGGCCGTCCTGACGCAGGTGGACTGGGCGCCGGGCAGCGTCTAAGCCGACCGGCCTGAGATGAGACGAGCCCCGGCCCCGCGGCCGGGGCGCAACGACAGACGGAGGAGCGAGCAAGATGATCACGCGAGATGTCAACCAGCTCCAGGTCGTGCCGGGGTTCTGGCACAACGCGAAGTTCGTCACCTGCGAAGCCCTCGGGGGGTCGTGCACGTGCAGCGGCGGGGTCGCGGCCGCGGGGTCCACGTGGTGGCCTGGATTCATGGTCGACCGCCTCGGGCTCACGCGGGCGTTCAATTCTGTTCTCGTGGCACCGGTCGTGGTCGCGGACATCGCGTCCACCGACAGCGCGGGCAACGCCCGGGCGCGGTACTACGGGATCGGGGTGGGCTTGCAGCACACCTCGGCGACGGGTGGCACGTGGGCGGACTATTCCACGGGGGACTGGATCTACGACCAGGGCCTGTGGAGCCAGACCACGGCGACGGCGAGCGCCTGCCACACGTTCTACTCTGCGGTCCAGCGGGACACCGCCACGGTCCTCGGCGGCGTCATGGCAACCGCGACGTCCACGACCCCTGGTCTGTCGGTCCAGGCGGGGTCAAGCTCGACGGGCTTCGCGTACTACACGGGGCCTGGCGCCGCGTTCAGTCTGGGCGGGGCGAAGCGGTATGTCCGCGTCGTGCTCCGGCCGCGGATCGAGACGGCGGCCTGCGCGCAGGGGCTCATGGGGATGTCCGCCTCGCTGATCTTCGGCGAGCCGGGTGAGGCCCCGGTCCCGGACACGCCGGTCAAGCGCGTCCTGGTGACGACGGGCTGCGCGACCTGATGGCGGGGTTGAACCTGCCGGCGGCCCTCGCTGCCGGCAGTGGAGTGGACTGGGACGACCTCCGGCGGAAAGTCTGGCACACGCTCCTCGTCCTCGGCGCGGCCTATGCGGCCACGCATCCAGGCTGGGAGTGGGTGCTTCCCGTTCTCACGGCTGCGGCCGGGGCCTCGGCGCCACCGGTCGGGAGGGCTCGGTAGGAGATGAGTGCAATCGTCTCGGTCGTCGTGCTGACGCGGCTGACCGATCCACGCGGCGGGATCTGGCATCCGGGAGAACGGGCGGGATTCGAGCCTGATGTCGCGGCACGGCTCGTCGAGCGCGGCGTCGCGAGGTATCCCACGCCAGCCGTGATTGTCCATCAGGCCATCGTGGACGGTCCGCCAGCTCACACGATGATCGCCGAGGCTCCGATGAAGAAGTGGAGGCGCGGGAAGGACCTGCATCTGTAACCTCACACGTAGAATGGAGGCTCCGGATCTGATGTCAGGTCACGACACACTGTCAGGCGTCTACGCCATCATCCACCAGCCGAGCGGGCGGGCGTATGTCGGGAGTTCGTGCGACGTGTTCCGGCGGTGGCGGGCACACGCCAGCATGTTGAATAGCGGTCGCCATTCAGCGACTCAATTGCTTGAGGCGTGGCTGATGGATGGGCCAGGAGCATTCACGTTTGTCCTCCTCGAATCTTGCCCGCGACATATCCTCCAAGATCGAGAGCAGGAATGGCTTGATAGCTTCGAGGAACCGCTGAACACGAGCGCGAATGCATCGTGTCCGTCTCTTGATCCTGTGGTGGCTGCTAAGATTGGTGCAGCACACAAGGGACGAAAGAATCCAGGCGTAGCTGAGCGCAACCGCCTCCGCAAAGGACTCAAGCATCTGTATCCGATGAGCCAGGAGGCTCGTGAGAAACTTTCGGCAGCACGGCGTGGTCGCATCTTTGGACCACGCGCTCCTAGTGTCGGCGAGAAGATCGCGGCGGCGCTTCGCGGTCGTCCGCTCACCGAGGAGCGAAAGGCAAAGATCAGCGCGGCGATGCTCGCAAAGCCGAAGACGGAGAAACAACTCGCCCATCTTGAGAAATTGCATGCCGGGTTGAGGACAAAGCATCGGTATGTTTTGCGCGATTTGATGGCGCAGCCTGAACGTCGGGCGCAACACATAGCGAATCACTGGGCAAAATCGCCGCGCGCCGTTGAAATCGGCCGGCGCATCAGTGCCAGCAAGATCGCCAAGCGAGTTAACATGGAGGCTCCGAACTGATATGCCGAGCAATCAAGACCACTCACATGTTGCACCTGGAGGAGTGGGCGTTGATCCCAATCACCCCGCCGAAGTGGGTCATCATTTCGAGATCATCGATGCCGAACGGGCCATCGTGAAAGAACTGCCTGAGCCTCGGAAGAAGATTGCGATCTGTGGCTTTGCGGCGAGCTCTAGGATGCTTGCGCCGTTCGATGACCCAGAGTACAGCATCGTAACCCTCAACCAGTTGTACCGTCACGTTCCGAGAGCATCAATTCACTTCGATATCCACAAAAATTTTGCGGAGGATAACGTCGAAGGCACCGACCACCCGAAGTGGCTCGCCGAGTGCGGCATCCCCGTCTACATGACGAAGACAGAGCCGTCGATTCCGACGAGCATTCGCTACCCGATTGAGCGCGTGATCGAGAAGGTGGCGGGCATCGACTACTTCACCTCGACGGTCGCGTTCATGCTGGGGCTGGCGATCCTGAACATCGACGAGCAGGTGGAGCGCGAGTTGAACGGCTCATCGGTGCCGGAGCGGTTCAGTGACGCGCGCGAGGCCGTGGCCGCTGCGTACCAGCAGCACAGCATCGGCATCTACGGCATCGACCTCATCGTGGGCACCGAGTACGACTTTCAAAAGTCGTGCGTGGAGTACATGCTGGGCCTCGCGAATGCGCGGGGCATCACGATCGTCCTGCCGCCGCAGTGTGCGCTGCTCAAGCAGCGGTGGCGGTATGGGTACGAGACCGAGCCGGCCAACGAGCTCATCAAGATGAGCGAACTCAAGCGGCGCGGCGAGGCCCTTGAGAATGAGCGAAGCCAGCTCATCGCCAAGCTCCAG